TCATTGTAATTGTCGCATTCGATAACAAATTTGCTGATTTTGTTTTCAGCCAATCCCCATCCGCTCAAAAATTTATCTGTGCAAGTAACGTAGTATTTAGTCATGATGTCATTCTCCTTTCATGTGACCAATGGAGTCGATTCCATGATATTTATCATCTAATAAGCATTCACCAAAAATCACACAATCATCCAAGCTTGTGCCATTGTCATCCACATCCGTGTTGGCATCTTTGAACAATTTCTTTAATCTGCTTTCAAAGTATGGGATCGCTTCTTGTAATGTATCAAAAACATAGAATTCTTTTGCAAAGTCATTGTGGCTAATTGTTACCATGTACATGGTTTTATCAATCCTTTTATCATTCATTAAGTTAATCATGGTGTTGATCTCCTTTCCTTAAAACACATCTACCATTTCTAATTTTGCAGAGTAATCTCCGCATGTAAATTCCCAATTAGCAACACATTCTTCCGCATTCCAATCATCATCATCCACATCAGTTTCTTCCCATTCAAAAGCCTGGCTGACACATTCTGCCAAACATTTTTCTGCATCTTCAAGCTTGCGAAAAATGTATTTCTCTGTCGTTACGGAATCTTTGCAAGTAACCAAGTATGCCATTTTTCCCATGATTTTTTCTCCTTTCATCTATCAACGTTTGAAATGCTTGTGATTACATCCTTTTTCAGAAAAACAACATCATCTAACCATGAGTCGTTGTCTGCTTGTGCGTACAATGCAATGTGGTCTTCGTTTGCATCATCCATTGGGTTGCTCATCCATCTATTTGCGTTTTTTAGATTTTCGGCAGCTTCACCATCCCAATAAGTGATTGACAGTGTTACTGTTGTTCTGTAATGGTCGCAAGTGATTGCTTTCATGGCTTTTTTGTAGATGGCTTTTGCCTGTTTTTCAAATTCTGCAATCTTTGAAAGTGTTGTAGTGTTATTTAATTTAACAATGGCATCTTCTTCAATGGTGGTCGTTGTGTTTCCTTTTTCCTTTCTGTATTTCAGAGTAAGACGAATCATTTTTTCTTCCATTTTGCTATCTCCTTTCGCATTTCCCTATCTCATCAGTATGGGTAGGTTATCTCCCATAGACAGCCCATTGTGGGCTGTTTCGATTTATGCGATTTATTCGTTTTTCGGAATCAAATCTTCCATGTTGAATTTCTGATTGAAACCATTGTAAATTAATTCAACAGCTAATTCCTTGTCTTCATCCATCAAATCAGAATCTTGAATTAGAGTAATTACACCTTCAAGATCAAATTCGTACATCATTTCCATGCTTTTGTCGTTTTTTCTCATTTTGTTTTCTCCTTTCATGCTCCGTATCATTAAATGTTGTAACCATGTCCATCATATGTGCTGATAGCTGTCTGATGACCATGGCAACAGCATTTAGTGTGCTGTTGTTTTCTTCTCCTTTCTACCTTTTAAGATTATCTCTGCGTGCTGCTCGTTATTCGCTTTGTGAACCATTGCTACTACCAACACGACTTACCATTCGATATTCAGTTGACAAGGTGAATTCTGTCTTTATAAGCTACCCATCATCTCGACGGTTTTGGACATTTGGTCTTGCTTGTTTTTCCTATCTTTTCTTTACATGTATAGTATAGCATAAGTTGAATGATATTGCAAGTAGAAAATCAATCAAAATAACAATTGTACATGATTTGACTACAATTCAAAAAAATGGGCAAAAATGCAAAAAAGTGTAAACCAAGGACATTGCTTTAGTTTGTGAAAGTGTTAAACTTTTGACAGCATCAAAAAATCCATTCATGAATGAAGCAGACCGAAATGGTCCCAAAATGGTATAATCATCAAAACGATGTTGGACAACAAAATTCCAATGTCGTTTTCGTTTTTCTTCCTTTCCCTATCTCCATTTCTCCAAAATCAGCCGTATTGATTAACAATCAGTATGGCTGATGATGGGGGAAAGATCAAAAACAGCGAAAATGCCCAAATACTGCGTATAATGCGTTTTGAGGCATTTTTTCTTTTACGCATATAAACACTCGTGCCATGCTCTGAAAATGCACCAAAAATGGAATCTGATGGCAAGTATACTTTTCATTTTTGAAAGTATATTTTGATATACTTTTATTAACATGATTGCAATGATATACTTTTACAATTAATCAAGAATATAAAGGTTCTGGAATCCGCATGGTTACTGCGTTTGCGAGGTATGTATACTTTTTCTCATATCTTTTTGGGGAAAAAAGTATATCCTACCGAATCGGCAGCTTTAGCTTGTGAAAGTAAAAATCCTTTAGTTTGCGAAAGTGAAATCCAAAATGGGGGGATATAGCAAAAAATCGCAAAAAGTGTAAACTTTTCATGGTTTATTGCTGTTTTTCTTCGTTTTTCGTGATTTTCTTCCAATTTATCAAAATGCGTAAACAATGGTCCCAAAAATGGTTAACAAAATCACGAAAGCTTCTTCGTTGCGTGTTGCGATAGTAACTCCTCGCAAATTGGCTAACGTTGTATATATTGCTGTGTATCAATCAGATGGTTTTGCATGATTTTTATGCAAAACCATTTTTGCGGATGTATATACTTTACGCAAGAAAATGCGTATACCTAACCTTGCAATTCTTGTTCCCTTTTTGGGAATGGGAACATTCAGCTATTACTATACTTTTAGTTTGTAATAAGTATACTTCGGTTCATCTTTTCAGCAGAAACTATGAGTGTTGCTGTCGAGGACGAATGTGTGTGCTGTACGGACATAGGGAAGCAGACTATAAATTGTACTAACTGAAGAATAAATGTGGATAACTTCTGAAATGGTGATTGGCTCTTTTGCGGATGGGATTTGAAAAGTGTACTGTGGTGGCAAAAAATTGCCATTTAGGTACACTACCGACAATGCATCAAGATGGGGATCAGGTTTTTAGGGAATGGATAATGGGAATGTATTGCTCGATGGCATTGCGGATAGTGCAGATACCATTGAGGAAAAGAAAAGCAATGGTCAACAATGGCATGACAAGAGATACAGTAAGGATAAGGGATATTCTTTTTGGTTGTCTGTTAATGCTGTGCGTATGTTTCCAAGAGGAACAGAGCTTCCGCAGGATGTACCACCGCTGTATTGCGGATACATGTACAGGATTGCGAACATGCTACAAAACAATACAAACATGGTAGTCAAGCGATACTGTAATTATGAAAGACCAGCACACGTTGAGGATATAGCTGTGGCTCTTGGGATATCAAATCGTAGCTGTTACCGCTTTTTAAAAGATATGAAGCAAAAAGGGATCATAAAGGAACAGGATAAACTGTACTATGTGAATCCAATCTTTTTTATATGCGGAAAGTATTTGTCATGGCATTTATACAAGCTGTTTCAAAAAGATTTAGACCACTTCTTGCCGTCTTGGGTGATAGACAGGTTCAATGGTGATGACAGGGCATAGGTTTTACAAGTGCCAGGCACGGATTAAGCACGCCGATGAGGTGTACTATCATCGTGAGCGTAGCGAACGCACCATATGAATCGTATACTCGTACTACAAGCTTGTGATAGCGTAACCATAAGACAGGGAGTATTTGTATACAGGCTGACTGACTAACGCTTTTTACGAGGGAATCATTTTCAGAGGAGTTTTTTTAACGGGGGAACACCGAACCCCCTACCCATCCACAAGAGGAACGGGGGATAGGAAACATCCACACACCCCCTCAGATAATTATGGATAAAATTACTAACTTTGGAGGGGCAGCACATGGTAAATTTTCACATATTGATTAAGAAGATATTAAGGGGCATCAAGGAGAGGTATGATCAGACGCTGTTATACACGGAGGAGCAGAAGATAAGTGAGAGGGGGAACGTGTATACGGAGTACCGGTTAAGTTTGGTAGTGACTACGGAGAAGTACAACGAGATGCATCCTGGGTTTGAGTTAAATCCGAACATTCACAAGTCGGCATATGCAACGATACCGTTGAAGAAGACGATCAAGATAGATGAGATGTTTTTATACATATTGGAGAGGATATGGAAGAAATTAGAGAGTGGTGAGATGTATGAGATCGGGAAGAGGGCAAGGGAAGAGTTTAGAAGTCGATACCATCCTCGTAAGCGCAAAGGAAGAGGCGGTAGTGAGGGAGTATTACAAGACGCACAAGTTGGCAAAGAGTTACCAGGCGGTATTTCCGGGGACGAGTGCATCGGTAGCGTCGAAGAAGTGTAAGGAGATATTGGAACGGCCTGAGAATGTAGAGTACATGAAGGCATTAGTGGAGAGGAACGCCAAGAAGGGCTATGCATCGTTGGATCGGGTAAAGTCGTTCTTGACGGAAGTGATGGAAGGAAAGGTCAAGGACCAGTTTGGTTTGGACGCATCATTATCGGACCGGATCAAGGCAGCGGAGGACATTATCCGTTGCGAGGGTGGTTTCAAGGACAAGACGGAGGTAAGCCTGAACGTTAATGTGGCAGAGATGTTGAAGGCTGCGAGAGAGAGGGCTGCGAACCGGCAGATACCGCAAGGTAAAAGTTCTGGAGAGATAATTGATGTGACCCCGGTAGAGGGATAATTAAAGGGGTAGGGGTAAAGGTGGTCAAATGGCGAAAAAATTATCGGATTTTTCCGCAGAAGACAAGGCGGCGTTGGCATCCTTTTTGGGTGAATATGCGCACGATCCTGTGGGTTTTGTATATGCGGCGTTCCCGTGGGGAGAGAACGAGTTGGAAGGGCAGAGTCCGCAGGAATGGCAGTTGGAACTGTTGGAAGACATAAAGAATGGGTTGAAGGATATAAACACGGTCATCCGGGAAGTGAGGGCTTCTGGTAACGGCATTGGAAAGTCGGCTTTAGTAAGCTGGCTGATACTGTGGTCGATATCGACCTATGAAGATACAAAGGGTGTCGTGACGGCTAATACGGATACACAGTTGAGGACAAAGACATGGGCAGAATTAGCCAAGTGGTATAGATTGTTCATTGGGAATCCGTTATTTGAATATACGGCTACATCTTTATATTCAAGCGACCCGAAGCATGAGAAAACGTGGCGAATCGATGCGATTCCTTGGAGTGAGCAGAACCCGGAAGCATTTGCCGGTATGCACAACCAAGGAAGACGGATACTGATTATCTTCGATGAAGCGTCTGCTATCGCAGATGTGATATGGGAGACGGTGGAAGGTGCTACGACAGACAGAGATACAGAGATCATATGGTGTGCATTTGGCAACCCAACGCGTCCTTCGGGGCGCTTTTTTGATTGCTTCAATAAATTCCGTAATTTTTGGCATCACAAGCAGATCGATTCACGGACTGTCAGGATTTCTAATAAGCAGCAGTTGAATGAATGGGTGGAAGCCTGGGGTATCGACAGCGACTTTGTGAAGGTGCATGTGCTGGGAGAGTTCCCGAGTGCGGCAGCCAATCAGTTGATCAGTCGGACATTAGCGGAAGAAGCTATGAAGCGTGGCATGAGTTATGGATTTGACGATGCTGCGGATGGCGAGCCTGTGATTATCGGCTGTGACCCGGCATGGACCGGCGAAGATTCGCTGATCGTGTATTTACGGAAGGGTAATTACAGCAAAGTGCTGTGGGAGTTACGGAGCAATAACGATGATACGCTGGTGGCTGAAAAGTTAGCGTATTTTCAGGATGAATACGGCATGAGCAAGGGGTTTATCGATATGGGTTACGGCACCGGCATCTTTTCCGTGCTAAAAAGCATGGGGAGAGCGGATGCCTGGCAGTTGATATCGTTTGCCAGCAAGCCTGTGGATGAGTATTACGCCAACAAACGGGCTGAGATGTGGTCAGATATGAAGAAATGGCTGCAGGAAGGCGGGACTGTCGAGAACAAACAGGAGATTTTGACTGATTTGACAGGCCCAGAGGCTGCGATAAACCGAAGGGGCAAGCTGCAGTTAGAGTCGAAAGATGATATGAAACGAAGGGGATTGGCATCCCCGAACTATGCGGATGCATTGGCGCTGACCTTTGCACAGCCGGTACGGTTAAATAAGCGTTCACGCTTCAATCAGTTGCGAAAACAAGGCAAGATTCGCAAGTACGGAAGCATGTAACGCTATTTTTTATACAAAAATTAAGTTAAAAGGAGGTAAAACCGATGTTTTTAAAGAGCTTCACAAGAATTCGGACCGCATCTGTTACCGTTAGCGGCACTCCGGTCGTGTTGGCAACCGACCATACACTGACCAACGGCATTTATGGCGGTCGTACTGCGTTGGAAGTGAACAATGTAAATGGATCCGGCACAGTGTATGTAGGGGATAAAGATGTAACAGAAAGCACCGGACTGCCTGTTCCGCAGGGAGAATATCGTATTTTTCCGGTACAGGGTGGCAGTGAGGAACGGATTTACGGGGTTGGTGGCGGTGATGTAATCATTGCGGAATATTTTTAATTGGTGGTGGTGTAGATGAGTAGCATTGCAGAAGGAAACGGATTAGATTTTTCCGCAAAACTGAATGACACACAGGCCACTATTTCGCAGGGGCAGAACATCGGGACCACTCCAATGGTGCAGCCGAACCCGCAGAACATGCGTCCGATTGATTATCTGACCCAGCAGTTGGAACCGGAGAAAGATACAGAAGATATCTCGCTGGATACGCTGAAGAAGAAAGAAATCGACAAGATCATGCGGTCGTTTGAGAAGGGAAAGGATGTTGCCAATCAGTATTTTGATGGCACGATCCGTCCGAAGCTGCAGGAACGCAAGCAGATGTATCTGGCAACGAAGGAACACTATGAAAACAAATTCCCAAGGTTGTCTGAAACATCTAATTTCTGTTCCCGTGATGTAAAAACGACCATCAAGTGGATGCTTCCTTCGTTGGAAGAGCCGTTCCTGGGTACGGATGATCCTGTGGATATCCGTGCGGTCAACATTAATGACGACCAAAAGGCAAAAAAGGTACAACAGCTACTAAAGTACCAACTGCAGCGTAAGAATGCATATCCTACGTTTATAGAAAGTGCGTGGAAAGATGCACTGAAATATAACTGGTGTGTGGCGAAGGTTTGGTGGAGACGCGAAGAAGACCGGACACGGTATAAACAGATGGTATCCAGCGACAATTATGACTTTGTCACGCTGCTTTTGCAGGAAGAATCTGCGGGCAATGCGGAAATCATCGAGGTCAAGCCGTTGAAGGATGCTCCCGACATTTTTGTCGTGACCTTTGACAAGATTACGGTGACGGCAAACTACCCGGTGGTGCAGTATATGTCCCCGGATGAACTGCGGTACACACCGGATGGACGGAGTGTGCAGGATGCCAAGTTCATTGCTCACAGAAAGCTTGTAAACGGAGATTATCTGAAGCAGAAAGAGGCTGAAGGTATCTACAAGAACGTTGACAAGGCAATGAAAGAGTATGAGAACAGCGTGGGAGACACACGGCCTGATGAGTTGCAGGTGGAATCCAACAGCGAATTGGAAACGATTGGTGAAAAACTCAGTGATGATGACCTGGCTTCCCGGCAGTTTGAATTATACGAAGCCTATATGAAGGTGGACTATAACAACGATGGCAGGTTCGAGAACGTGATTGTGCATGTGATTGGGGAAACCCCGATCCGCATCGCTAACAACGACATGAACATGGCTCCGTTCTTCCATTTTGCGGTGGAAGCAGACCCCATCAACGCTTTCAACGAGAATGAGGGCTTTACAGATGACCTGGAACAGCAGCAAGATTTGAAGACTGCGGTGTTCCGACAGGTTATTACCAATGTGGCGAAGAACAATGCGCCCCGTACGTTTGTAAATAACAGTGTGGACGTAGATGCTCTTATCAATAACGATGAGGTTGTGGTCTGTGACACGGCAGAGAACCCTGCCACACAGGTATATGCCAATGCACAGTTGCCTATCAGTCCGCTGTCTATGCAGGTGATTGAGTATGCACAGAACGAGATTGAGGCGCAGAGCGGTTCTACCCGGTACAATCAGGGGCTTGACAGCAATTCGCTGAATAAGACGGCAACCGGCATCACGGCAATTCTGGGCAGTGCGGAAAAACGCATGAAACAGATGAGCCGCATGTTTGCGGAAAACTTTATTGTGCCGATTTTCAAATATATCATCCTGCTCGACCAGAAATACATGGATCAGGAACAGATTATCCGGCTGACCAACGAGAACATCGTAATTACAAAGGACGAACTGAACATTGATTATGATTTGATTATCAATGTAGGCTTGGGACCTGGTACAAAAGAAGCACAGATTCAGTACCTGATGGTCATGATCAATCAGATTTATCCGCAGTTAGCACAAGCCGGGCTGATTACTCCGAAATCATGGTTCAACATCATCTCTGAGTTGTTAGAGAAGATGGGCATCCGCAATGTTCAGAACTATATTTTGGATCCGGATAGTCCGGAAGCGGCACAATTCCAGCAGGAACAGCAACAGAAAGCAGAAGCTGCGGCACAGCAGGCCATGCAGGCCGAACAGCAGAAAGCACAGTGGGAGATTGAAAAAGCTCGTGCGCCGAAGACCAGCATCTCTGTGCAGTACCCGGATATCCCACCGGCGGCACAGATGCAGTTGTTACAGGCATTAGGGGCAAATGTAAAATCCGAAGACATTATTCAGAAGGAGGAACTGGAAAGTGTTAAGGAGGTCAATAAGAAACTCCAATTACCAAGAACTCCGAATGGAGTTGGCACAGACATGGTCAATAGAGGACAGGCAGGCACGGGAACGCCACCGCAAGGCGGCGTTGCAAAAGGTAGTCAACCTGGGCAACCGGGCTAAAGATGCAAAAGAGATTTTAGACATCTTTATGGACGGGGTGGAAGACAACATCTTAAAGAAGATGGCGGTCACAAACGACACCACGAGCCTGTTGTATCTCAAGATGTATTACAAGGCCTGTCTTGATTTGGAAGCCGAATTTGATGGCATGATCAAGCAGGCCTTGTTAAAAGAAAACACATTAGACGTTATGAAGAAAGGGAAAGGAGAACAGTAAATGGGATCAGAAGGAACAACTAACACGGGTATGGGTTTCAGCGGTGGTGGTGCAGAAGGCAGCGGGAACACTTCTACAACCACGGAAACCACGTCCACCGAGGCAGCGGTGGCGACTGAAACTTCGACTAATGAAAGCTCCGCTACCAATGGCGGTGGTGGTGCCATCCCTCCTAACACCGCTACCGCCAAGGAAGCGGATAGTACCATAGCACAATCAGAGAAAGGCTCTTTCGTGCTACGGTACAACGAAAGAACCGGTCGGAACGAGGTAGTTTCCACGATGCCGACCGAAAAAGAAGAACAGCAGGAAGAGGCTCCGGCACCTCAACAGCAGGAACCGCAGCCTCCTGCACAGCCTGTTCCACAGGCTCAGCCACAGGAACAGCCTTCATCGTACAATGGGAACGAGATGTTGCAGTTTGCACAGATGATCAGGCAGCAATCCGTTCCGAATTATCCTCCTGCACAGCCTCTGCAGCCGCTTCCCGTACAACCACAGGCACAACAGCCTCCGGTTGCTCCTGCACAGCAGACAGAGCCGCAGGATGAAACAGTCATGGCAAAGGAATATTATTCCAATGTCAACAAGATGGCGAAAGAACGTGCCATGAAAGAGATTGGCATCACGCAGGATGAGTTGGATGTTGCGGAATACTCAGATGATGCAGAGCTGGTAGAGAAAGCGGCGGCATATCGTGCGGCTGTGGAAAACAACAGAACCCAGATCATGCATGATGTTGACAGCATCCGTAGGGCGCAGGAAGCCGAGCGGAACGACCATGCACAGGCATATCAGACTGTTATGGCTTTCACCCAGGAAATGAAGCAGAAAGAACCCAACTTTGATGCCATCGACAAGTTGATGATTACCCGTGTGGCGAACATGCCGTATGTGGAAGCCATCAAGATTGCACCGCTGATTCAGAAAGTGCAGAACGGTACGCTGACAACGGCAGACCTGCCCGCCCTGCAGGAAATGTACAATCAGACCCGCCTGGAATTCTATTCCAAGAAGACCGGGGTAGGGTTAGCTCCGAAGGTGGTCAACAAGCCTGCCTTTGTAGAGAACCCGGGCAATGGTGCGGAAGCTCCGAGACAGACCACTCCGCTGAGTGAACTGGGCAAGATGAGCAAACGTGACCGGGAAGCCGCTATTGGGCAGATGTTTGGCAACTTCTTTGATGATTAATTAACAACACAACAAAACACACTGGAATAAAGCCACCGCAAGGATGCTGTGAATATCGTTTCATGGCTACCTTGACGGTGGTTTTGTTATAAAAAATTTTATTATATGAGGTGATTTATTATGGCAAATGCAACCGTAGTACGCGGAAATGGACCTTCCGCGAACCAGAGTTTTACTTTTGATGCATGGGGCAATGCGGAAGATATTTCCCCGATCATCACCAGTATTACTCCCGACAAAACCCCTTTCCTGTCCTCTATTCCGGATGGGGCTAACGCAGTAGAGCCGATGTTTAGCTGGCCTACTGAAGAACTGCATCCCCCGATGGTCAACAACCATCTTGAAAAAGA